TACAAGATAAAGTATAATAGAGGGTATTTCCCATAGTTCTAGTAAATTCTTCTATTACTACTGTTACTGCTTCTTCTACGTTAACTGTAGATCCTGTGCCTGCTACTGCGGTTGTATCAGGTACGGTCAATCTACAAGTATCCACACTTGCAAGAACTATAAAGAATCTATATAAATTATCAATATCTTCTCTAGTTCTATTATTAAATACTAAACTCCATTTTCTAGGGGTATTATTTATGCCGTCTCTGATTCTCATTTCATATCCGTCACCAAATTGTGCTTTTAAAACTCTAGGTTTGGGAGCTTCTTGAGCTCCCTTATCGAACATTACTGGGTCAGTAAAGCCATAAATGTCATCGCCAGGTGTTGCTCCAGTAACTCTCGTTCCGTCTGTATCAGTATTTATTGTATTTGTTGTTAATCCTTGTGCCATTATCCGCCCCTACCTTTTGCTCCTTGTCTATTAAGCAACCCGCCAGGTCTCATTTCTGTTTGTAAATGTTGTTGAACTAGCCCACCAATTGATCTTCCAAGTGCTTGCATATCTCCACCACCCGAAGCTGAAGTTTGAGACTGTCCACCTTGCATATTTATAGATACGTTTACTGTGTTTCCGCCACCACCTCGTATATCTACAGGAATACTTCTATCATTCCCTAAAGGAACTATTGCTTCTGTACCATGGAGTTTAGCCATATAACCTGAATTTGGTCCTTGTGCTACTCCACCACCGCCGTATCCTGGGGCTGATCGTATTCCACCATATCTATCTCCTGGGCCTGATCGTATTCCCCCATATCTATCTCCTGAACCTTCGCCTGAACCTCCAAATAAAGACTTAAAGCCTCCACCACCGTCGCCCATTCCTGGGAACATAGCAAGCATCATTTTTACTGCTGCTGCTTTCATAAACATAGCCGCTAAATCAGCAAGTACTGATTTGGCTAAATCTTTCATAGAGTCTTTAAACGATTTAGTTCCGTCAATCATAGATTGGAACATACTTTGGAATCCGTTTGTTAAAGTGCTTTGAATTCCCGTAAGTAATTCTGTTTCTGCTGCTAGACTTGCTATCTCTATAGACTCTTTTCTTATAATATCTAAGTTCAGCTTACTCATGTCTCCACCAGCCGCTTTGTGTTTGTTTATAACTTCCCAGTAGTGTACTGAAGCAGGATTTAGATTCATTATTGTATTTCTATCAACCTCTGCTATTTCCAATTTTTTCGATAATTGACCTTCTAAATAGGTTCCATTTATTTCGTTCAGAAGATGCAACTGCTTTTCAGTTAGTGTAAATTCTATTTGTTTATTTGCGATAGCTTGATCAAGATAGGTATTATAAAGTTTTTGTGCCTCAGTTACAGGTTGTAGATATTTAGTATATGTATCCTGTCCAATCTTTACTTTTTCACCAGCAGTACCACCTGATAACACCCCCGTGTTTCTTACTCCTGCTGGTACTGCGGCAGTTTTAAGACTTCCATCAGTATTGTAAACTGCAGCCGTGGCATCATACGCTTCCGTTTCTTGAACTTTACTTGCCATATCGGCAAAGCCTAAAGAAGTAAGGTTTGCCCTCTGAATAGATCCTATATCATCTCCTGTACCTCGTAACTGATCTAACTGTGTTTGTCTATTTGCTGCTATTGCTGAGGGGGCACCGCCTTGTTCTTTCATAATACGACTAGCTATCGTTAGTGCATTTTTATACTCTCTTGCCCAAAATGCAGTATCTCTAACGTGTTCTGCTAATGCTTCAGCATTATCTAGTGCGTTTCTTTGGACTTGAAGTTTTCTTATTTCTATTGAAGTAAGTGCTTTTTGTTGATCTATTGCTTCATCAGCTAGTCTGACTGCTTCAGATGCTGTTTCTAGTTCCTGACTTTGTAAATTGTTATTTGCTATATGATTCTTCCATTCGCTTTCACTGTACTCTAGCATTTTAGATTTCAATTCGGATCCATCTTCTAATTTGTTTAATTCAGCTGTTCTTATTCTTTCCTCTGCAGCTTGAACTGCAGTTTCTGCAGCACTCTTATCATATATTTTTTGTCTTACTTTTAATATTGAGGCTTCTATACCCGCCTCTTTAACTCGAATTTGACTTGATTTAAAATCAGCATTGAGTATGTTAGCTTTAGACTCCGCTATCTCTTTAGCACTTGCAGCTAAATCACTATTTAAATCGAAACCGTCCTTCTGTAATTTGTTAATTCTTTGTTCTAGTTTCAACTGCTCTCTATACAAGTTTATCTTATCTCGCTCTGCTATTATATCAGCTTCTGCTTGTGCGATAAGTTCATTTCTCTGATCTGATTGATCTTCATACGCCTTTCTCAGTCTCTCTAAAGTCTCGGCTCTCCTGCCGCTATTATTGGTGAAGCTCTTGTCTACTCTCTCCTGATCCCATCCACTTTCAGACATTATATCAGCCTTTAATTCTTCGAGGGTTTTAACACCAATCTTAAGACCGTCGTCATCATATTTATAAGCGTCGACTTTATATCTATTAACCCTTGAACTTCCAGAGGTAAACAGTCCGGGCGCTAAAGCTTCGCTTAAATCTTTACTTTTCTGTGCTCTCTCCAGCTTTCTTTGCTCAGCTTCCGCAAAGAAACCAAACTCCTTCGAAACTTTCATTCTTTGTTCTGTAGTTCCAAATATTTGTTGTAACATAGGAGGAAGTTCATTTGTTTCATAAAACGTAGCGTCTTTAGCAAATTCATCTTGTCCTACACCAGTACCGCCTCTAACTCCAAGCTGACTTTCGAGACCTTCTATAGATGCTGAAAGAGCCTTTTCTAATTCTTGATACGGAACTTTACTGAATTTTCTTATTGTAGAGTCAAGAGCTTTATTAAGACTTTCTTGATTTTGTGCAAACTGCTTAGCAGCCATACCCGCATTGATCATTCCGCCTTGAATACGCATTAAGCCTTCTGCCATCTTAGAGCCTATTCTTTCCCCATTTTCCATCATTGTAGCTAACTCTCCAAACTGGGGGTTCATCACTGCTAGCCCTTTAGCCATTTCAGCAAATGCTTCAATTACTTCATCATTTTTATCATGACCTTTGTCTAGTTCTCTGTGATATGCCTGAATTTGTCCTTCTAAATTAGCGCTCTGTAATGCATTTCCTAATTGTTCTACTGACATTTTTAAAGTCATTAAATTCATGTGCGCGGTTCTTACCTTGCCCATTCTATTTATTTCTTCATTAAGGAGTTCTAGTGACTCGGTTGTTTTCGCTGTCTCTTCTCGTAATGCTTTTTCTTCTTCATCTAAATCTCTGAACCAGTTAACTAAAGAAATTAGTCCTTGTACTACCATAGCTATTATACCAACCCACCCCATCATAGACATAAGCCTCATGCCCCATTTAGCAGTAGCGGCCATTGCTCTTTGTTTCAGTGCTTCGCCCTGTAGTACAACAGCAGTAGTCATTTTTGATAATGCTTGTTTCTGGTATTCACCTTTACTTACAATACCTACTTGTTTTCCTGTGGATATTCTTAGAGCTGCCTCTTGTTGTATTAAATGCTTTCTAAAATTAGCTCTTTCTGTCATATTGAATTTCTTATAAATTCCTGTCTTATCTCTCATATGACGTTTATATGCCGCGATTTGTCTAGCGTTTAGTTGATCTTCCCCACCTTTAAAAGATTTAACTCCAAGTCCTTTCAAACCTGCTGCTGAGCTCGATCTAGCCTTATCTACATCTTCCGTAGCAAATTTTGAAGCTGTATGTGCATCTTTTGCTTCTAGCCAAGACTCTTTCATTCTGCTTGAAGCAGTTTCAGCTTTATCTGCGGAGTTCAGCATAGCTGCGTTTAAATCAGGTAATAAACTTTTAATAATTGGTAGCACAAAAAGACCCATAGCAGCTACAAGAGCCATAGCATTGTCTTTGAAAAAGGAAATTATAGGAGTTAACCCATTTGCTACAAAAGTTTGAAAACTCATCATGAGTTCATCAATTTCTTTCGTAAGTTGTCCTAGTGCGAAAGCATCGGGATCCATAACTTCCCCAATAACCTTATATTTTGTTTCTGCTTGATCTAATACATCATTTAAAACAGCCTGTGTTCTTTCATAGGCATTTAGCTGTTCTCTAGTTTTTCCGATTGCAGTTGCATACTTATTAGTTGCGTTCTCTAGTCTTAAAACGATACCTAATTCGTCCAAAAGTTCTGGTTCCGCTTTAGTAACACCTTTAATTAACCTATTAAATGAATCTGTAACATCTCTACCAAGAGCTAATGAAGCGTTCTTAGCGGCTGCTCCTAACTTTTCAAGGGCACCCGCACCCAAACCTGATGCAATACCAATAGCCACACCGCTAGCTGCCTCTTTAAATTGGAGCATATTGCCTGTGGCATCTTGTACGTTTCGGGTAATTGTTTGATATGCGACACCTGTGACGGCACCAAACTCTTTTTGACCTTCGATTAGGTTTCGAGTCTCGAATGAGCTCTTTAAAAATTGAAATGCTGCTGATACAGCAAATATTTGTGCGGCAATGGTAGCATATACAGCAACAATACCACCTTGCATGGTTTGTGCTTGTTTGCTAAAGTTTTTTGATGCGTTGGAAGATTGACCTGTGACCCCTTTGATTCTTCTATCGGTCCTCTGAGAAGCCCCACCTAGTTTATCTACTTGTTTGGTGAGTTTTTTTGCTTCTGCTGCAGTGACTTTAAAAGATCCACCATCGGTGGTTTTTAAGACAATCGTTCCGCCGTCTATTTTTTTGCCTGCCATTATTTACTCTTTGCTCGCCTTTGTGTGGCGTCTTGCTGTCTTTTCAGCGACTCATTGATATTGATCGTATTAGCCGACTCTATAAACTTTAAGAAGAAACAAAGAATTCTTCTATCTGCAGTAGGGATTTGATTTATATTTAACAAAGGTTCTAACGCAGCCCAGTCCTTCCCCATATATTGACCACTGGCTCCGTCCCATTTATCAGGTAACATTAAATGGACGATAAACGCTTCCTGTACCTCTAACGGAAAATCGTCTAGTTCAGGAGGCATTTCGTCAAGGTTAGGTTCTCGACCTAACTGATCCATCATGTTTAGATACTGATCAGTAGTTATACTATCTTGATAATATCTTTCAATTAAAGCAAGTATCCATTCTACTTGCTGTTGGTAAAATTTTCTAAGTCACCCACCATTTCTGTAACCCAAGTATCAAAATCAGGAGAATTTTTCATTAAAACTTCTATGTTTTCCTGTGTAAATTCTAATTCTGATTCTTCTTGTTCAGGACTTAATTCACCTAGTAATAGCATATTTTTTGCATATCCTAGTTTAAATCCCTTCCACCCTTTGATAACTCCTTTAGTATACTCTTCTAAAAACTTATCGTCGTCCATTTGATCTTCGTAACTTCTAGTTTTCTTATTGAAAACTTGTTTGGTACAACGATTCCTAAGTTTCATTAGTTCTTCCCTTGCTAAGTAGCAAAGTGATACTATAAAGTCATCACAACCGGGGTACTCAAATTCTACAGTTTTACTTGGAGTCATAAGACTCTTAAGTGATACTGGTTGAGCGGCTGGTGCCTTTTTTACTGTGTCGTTCATTTGTTCTATTTCCTATAAAAGGAGGGCAGGGGGATCAACCCCCACCCTATATTGTTAAGTTATGTTACTTACGCCGTGTATGTAACAGTTATTTCTGATTCGCCCGCTGCTATCTGATTATCGGAAATATCGCCAGGTAGACCGTGGAAAGCCACGTCTAAGCTGATTACATCTTCGACTGAATGCGACGGCAACTCAAAATGTGCTCTGGGTACTGAAACATCTATACGAGGTGTCTGTCCCGCACCACCAATTGCAAAGTCTAAATCAAAAGAATTGGTTATTTGACCAGTACCTTCAATTATATTTTCAAATAGTTCTGCAGAACCGTCTGCAATAGTGTTTAGATAACAAGTAAAGTTTCCACTTACTGATCTAGTGCCCATAACGTGTCCTAGAGGCTGATTTACAACTCCTAGAGTTTCAGGGGTTAAATAACTAAGATTATTTTCTATCGTAATATTTCCACCTGTTAGTGTAAGAGCATATTGTGTGTCTCCACCTGCCATATCAGTACCAGTTGAACTGGCTCCAATATATTGGGCTGTCATACTTGTTAATTTTTGTCTAACAAAGTTAGAAGTACTAGCTGTTCCAGTAATTCCTTCCCTTATAAGACCTTTTTTAGATTCACCATCAGTTGTTGTATCTAGTGCACCTTGTTCAGTTATGATTGCTCCTTGACCAGACCAAGCAACTTGTGCTAAGCCATCAATGTCAAAATCAATCGATGCTGAACCTACTGAACAGTCTGCAATTTTATAAATTGTTACTCCGTCTGTATCAGTAGCAAATCCAACTTCTGGAGTTGCATCATTTGCAGCTCCTAACACGAAGAATAAATCAAATACTCCTAGTGCTACTTGGTTTGAGTTTTCGAACTTAAATTCTTTAGGTTCGAAAGTTCCTGCAGTTACTGAGTTAGCTGCTCCACTAGCTCCGGCTGCTAAAGCATAAGATGTTGCACTCATTGCTGCCCATAGTGGTCCTTCTACCGCAAATGTTTTTAAGTTCCCTGCGTGTGCCAGGTCGCCTGCTCCGCCACCAGCCCACATTGCTGTGTCTGCGCTTGCTGTTGGTCTCATGTAAGTACTAAAACTCCATTCGGCAGGAGCAAAAGAGTCATTGAACATAGCTCGTCCTCTCTTACTTCTCAGATTTGATCCATCAGCAGCTTCATTCAGAGTAATCTCTGACGTATTAGTTGCTTGGCTGAATGAGAATCCGTCTAGTACTGGTATTTCGTAAAGTGCGCTATCTGTGGCTGTTGCCGTAGCGTGCCACTTCATAAATACTTTGGTATCTCTACTAAAATGAAATGCCATTATTTTCTCCTATCGTTCTTTGAATGTCAAAGAATTATTCTTTGAAAAGGGTCTTACTATAGTTTTCTACAGTTTAACCAATTTTCTAATATCGGATCTCTACGACGACTTCTCCTACGCCGAGAGGCTCCAAAACGCCTTCGTCTGTGTCAACTGTCAGAATTGTAGTCTGAAGTGTTG